GCAGGATTTTGCATGCTTTCGTTACGGTCGTCTTGGCCAGAGGAGCACGGTCCGATCCCCATGGGTCGAAGCGCAGACCGTTGGGCAGATCAATTATCTGCGTTTTTGAGTCGCCTGTGCCTACGTCCTCTTGAGGAGACGCGGTAGGTAGCAGCACACCGGCGAAGGAGTAGAGTTGATAGCTCATGGTATCATCCCTGCGGCGCGCAGGCCATCCTTGACACCCGCATTAGCTGCCCGATAGACAGTGTTGGCATCAGCATTGCCGTAAATATGTATGCCGCCCAGATTAATCGTCGCAGCAGCCTGCGCGCTGCTCCGACCCAGTGGTGTAATCTGCACCCGTTCCGGCCCGGCTTCGCCAAACATGTGAACCTGCGGCGTATAGGCGATAAAGTCCGCGCCAGCAGCATGGGCAGGTACATAGTAGCCCCCCGTGACATACTGCTGGCCTGCCGGTGCCGATGTATTCCATCCGAGACTCTTTTTTAGATCCTCAATGGTCTTGAAGACGCTTTCAACGGGCGCCGCTATGACATTCCACGCATCCAGAGCCACCTTCTTGATGTCGTCCCATACTTCGTCCCAGTGGCCTTGTAGAATGTCAAGCACAGTAGTAATGATGTCATTGATTGTCTGCATCGCTGGACCCACAGCGCCTTTGATGCCGTCCCATACGTCTTCGATAACGACCTTCGCATGTGGCCAAACCGCATCCCAGACAATTTGTATAATGGCCAGCGCCTTCTCGATGGTGTCCTGGATTAGCGGCATGTTCTCCATGATGAGGCTGGCGGCCTCGCTGATTACCTGCTTTACCACGGGAGCAACGTCTGCCACTACTTTAGCTACCACCTGGCCGATTTGCTGTATGATAGGCATGGCCTCTTTGATCGCTTCCAGCACAACAGGGAACACGCTTTCGAAACTGGACTGCAGCACAGGCCAGGTGCTTTTCCAAATGTTGGCCAGGCTAGAGAACACACTTCCTACAGTCTGCTGCATCAAGGGCCAGTTTTGGCGCGCCCAATTGACAACCTGGTCCATGTCCCGTTGCATGGAGCGCATGGCCCCGATAACCGAGTTGACGCTATTGACCATATCGGGCGGGAACCCAAAGCCGGCCATGATTGCGCCATAGTTGCCATGCTTCAAGTCCTCAAGCGCCTGCTTAATCCCATAGGCCTTTGTCGCGGTCTCATCCAGAGAATGGCGAGTCTGCGGCGGCAAGTCCAGGTTAGCAGCTAGCTGCTGCCCGTGGGTGGGGTCCCAAAGTTCAGAAAGGAAACTCAGGACGCCCTGGCCCTTGGTTGTCAGCCTGGCGAGCTCGTCGCCAAGCCACCCGGCGGCCTTTTCCGCTTCCGGCATAGCCCACTGGGCAAGCGAGATCAGCTTTGTCATGCCAGTTGTGATAATGGGCAGAAAGGCATTTCCAATGGTTTCCTTGAGTTCGTCAAAGGCGCGGCCCAGGATCACGATTTTGCCGGCTGCCGTGTCGCCTGCCGCCTTGGCTACACCGCCAAACTCTGTCTGCAGCTCATTGAGGATGAATTTCTGTACCTCGACGATCCTGCCCTGCTCTACCATGCTTTTGGCCCACTTGGCTTGATCCTCGCTGAAATTGACACCTACTCGCCGCAAAGCACTCATGCCCAACACCGGGTCTTGCAGCGCCTTGCCTAGCTGGATGGCGGCTGATCTAGGATCACTGCCCATTTTCTGTGCCATATTCAGCATGGCCTCGGTTGCTTGCGGGAAAACATCTTTGCCGATTTTGGTGAACGTGAGCAGCATTGATTCACCGCCGAGCACTTGCTCTTTGCCAAAGAGCGTGGAAAGCTGGTATGCATCAGCCAGCTTGATGAGCTCTTCACGGGTCATCTGAGCCACAGGGGGCGTCAGTCCCATGGCCTGCGCCAGGGGAACGAGCTTGGTCGTGGCTGTTCCGCTCGCCATGCTGAGTTTGTCGATCTGCGCTTGGGTCTCCTGGATTTTCTCGCGAGTTTGATCCATGGCGACCTTCGCCGACTCTGTGTGCGTTTTGGCTTTATCCCATGCTGCCTGCTGATCGTGCAGCCGAGCATTGAGAGCAGCGAGGCTGTCCTGCAGCTTTTCCATCTTGGCCGCATTGGCCTGCGCCGTTTTGAGGTCCTTGGATGCGGCGGTTACCTGCACATATTTACCCTGCACTTGCGCCCACTGCTGAGCCTGCTTTGCCGCCGCATCCCCCGTTGACTTGAGCACAGCATCCAGGTCAGCTTCGGCCTTCTGATTGTCCATGGCGGCGCTTACGCACTCTTTCATGCCCGCGACCAAACCCACAGCCCCAGCCGCCAAGCCGCCAAACACCGCCATCTTGCCAATCCGGCCCAACGTGCCAATGATCGAATCGGACCCCTCCCTGGCTTGCTCCTTGGCCGAGTTTATGCCCGCCTTAAAAGCAGCCGTATTGAGACCCAGTTCTACCATCAGCTCAGCGATTGTGCTCATCCGCCCTCAGGTCCTGCCCGCCAAAGAGTGCATTCAACTGCGCCACCTTGGCCAGCGCCGTTTCCTCGTCCAGTCCACCTGGCCCGTCATCTTCCATCCGCAGAATAAAGTCATGGGGCATCAATGCCCGGTCCGGTGTGGCCAGCAGATTACCCAACACGCTTGCGATAATTCCTGCTTGCAGATCGCCCCGGACGGCCCCGAAGGGCTCGATTCTGTCGTATATCTGCCAGGCCAGAAATTCGCTTTCTCCCATGCGTTGTTTCAGTTCTCCAACCGTCCCCCCAAGCGCCAGGGCTAATTTGTGCCAGAATCGTTCTCGGGGGGAGTCGCGGAGTTTTTTTCGATCTGCTCCTGTCCCTCAGACGTCAGCGCAGATAGGCGAAGTACGGCATTGAAAATGCGCACCAGGGGCCGAGGGGACTTGCCTGTCAAGACAGCAATGTCGTCATCAGTGAAAATGCGTTTGCCCTGCTCATCGACCAGACACCAGGCCGCGACCCTGGCCCGGATGTCGCTTATCACCTCGCCCTGACTGTAGCGCGTCGCATACTGCTCGAACACCTCACGTTCGCTGCCAGTGAACTCCCGGACGTATGCAGCCCCGCCCCATTCCGGGAGTTCAATCGGCTCCCGCTTCAGGTCATGTGCTCCCAGTATTTGCTCTCGCGTCAAAAGCGACATATTGCCTCCTCTACCCTCTGAGCCAAACTAGGCCAGTAAGGGCTGCCCGGTGAGCCTGAAGCCGAGGTCTGCCGTCAGTTTTCCCTTTACGGGGGCCTTGGGCTCAAATTTGATTACATAGCCCGAAAATGACCACGTAGTATGCGAGGGGTCAGTAAAGACCAGCTTGTAATTCCGCAACGTCCCATTCTTGAGGTCCGCCAACACGCCAGTCGTGACGTTGTGGGTGGCTGCAGTCGGTTGATAATGAATGCTGAAAGTAACCTCGCCAGCATCCTTGATGGTCGTAATGTATTCAGACCACCCATTGGGCGAGCTATGGCTCGTAACGTCCTCGGTCGCCGCGCTGAGCGTTGGCCCCGAAATATCATGCACGTCCGCAATGGTCGTGAAGTTTTCCGGAGCGCCACCGTCTCCCATCTCGAAGAGAGTGCCAAAGCTAGAAAGGCCTGCCATAATTCACTCCTTTACGGCAGTACGATAACTGCCCATTGAATAGCCGCATTGCTTGCCTCAAGGGTAATGTATGAAGATGCGGCTTGTTTCCACCCCGTTACCGGAAACGGGCCAAAAACATGTATCTCCCCGGCTGGTACGGAGTAGCTCGCAATATCCGCTGTGCGCCCATAGGGATCGGGCGCAGAGTTGATCGTCACGGTATACGGAGAGCCTCCCGTGTTCCGGGCCAGGACAAGCTCCTTGCCCGTGCTCACAAACTGCTCTTTATTGGTCGGGTCGGCCGAAACAAGCGTGACCTTAACACCAGAGCTCGCATAGCTGCCGGGCGCGTTAGTTTTGGTTAGTGTCTGCCGAGGCATAGTCATCCTCCGTCATTTGCATGGCCACTTGACGCCCATGGCGGTCAGCAACAAGCACCATCCCATGAACTCCAGGAGGTGGCTCGCGTTGCGGCACATGCGCGTCTATATAGTGCTGCATGGCCATTGCCTCATCCAATGTGTTAAAGGGGCAATATGGGCACTGGTAGTTATTCAGCCCATGCCACTTGCCCACCATATAGGGCTGCTCCATTATTCCCTCCAATACAGATCAAAATCGAGTGCTTGTTGGTACACCTGCGTCTGTGGCTGCGGTATGGGCTGTTGGTTGAGAAAATAAGCAGGACAGCCAGAAACTGCCTGCCATCCTCTCATGGCCTGCCGGACCACCGATACCAGAGACTGTGAATCGCTATAGGTCTTGGCAAAAGCCGAAATTTGCCAGCGCCCGTTGTGAGTCTCATCCTCTCCATCCTGTGAGTAGTCCGGCGTTATATCTACCCGCAGGTAGAGCAGGCATGGATATGTCGGCTCTTGAGGCAACCGCTCAGGATAGATACGCGTGCCTACCAGCGCCGAGACTCCCGGATCCGATGAGAGATAGGCGAAGAGCTCTTCCGAGATCACCTCATCGCCTCCTCGATCAGTTTTCCCAACGCCACGCCTACTTCTTTCACCGCCGCATTGATCTTCTTATCCCATGCCGGGCGCAGGTAAGGACGCGGCGGGATTGTCACACTGGTCACTCGATGCCACTGCCCATCTGCCGTCTTGAACACTAGGGCTGGCGCCTTCTTGGCATGGATTACGCCGCCAAACTCGTGTATCGCCGCATAGACCAGGTTAGTCCCGATTCTGACGCTCGCCTTAAATCCCCTTGGCTTTGGGCTACCGATGTCCGAGTATCCCTCACCACCGCTAAAGTCATTGGCCAACTCGGTATGGCTGCCGATATGGATACTGCGCGCCAGCGTTCCAGTCGCCAGACCAGTGGTGTTAAGTTTCGCATGCACATTCTCTTTGGCTTGGTTCTGGATGAGCAACGCGCCAGAGCATAGGGCGCGAACGATGACCTCACTCCGCGTGTCTTTGTCGAGCTCTTTTAGCTTTGCCTCGAACTTGTCGAGGTTGACCATGCGGCTGTCGACAACAACATGGCTCATGTCAGAATCCTTGTGTTGAGCCGAGTCGTGAGATGCTCCGAGTCGCAACCGACGTTAAGAATGTCATAGGCTATGGCGTCGATCACTGCCCTCATTTTGGCTGTAATGTCAGGATAGTATCCAGCAATGCTGATGGTGTGCGTCGAAATGGCGTATATCTGTTCCGGCAGCCGCGTCTCCTGTCCGCCAGTAGGGGCCAGCCGGCAGGGCAGCGACGCATACACATCCTGCCAGGAGCAAACAGGCTGGCCTGATGGGTCCTGTGTCTCGATGGCCTGCTGGATGGTCACACGTTGATCGAACAGTTTGGCCAAAGACGACAGCAGACGCGGATGCACGAAACCAGTCATTGTGACAGACTCCGAAGGAACTCGTTGTACATACGCTCGCGGAAGCTGAAATCGCCGCTTACCTGCTCAGCCCAGTCGAAGGCGCCGCCGTCCTGCGCCGCCTCTTCCTGTTCGGCTTGTGTGCGCAGGGATTGTGCCCGCTGCAGCAGAATGCGCGCCGTCGCTGGACCATCAGTGCTCAGATCGAGGATGCGGATAGCCTTCTGGACGTAGGCTTCATCGGCGGCCAGAGTTTCCAGCGCCAGGGCGGCGGCTCGTTTGGGATGGCTGTTTAGCTCTGCATTGATGAACGCCTGGAGCTCCTCGTCTTCGAAGATGTAGTTGTCCAGTTTGCGGTCCGGAATGAGTAGCCGCACAATCCCAATTGCGGTAGTCGGGTCGTAGGTAAATGACATTGCCTATTCCTTGCGGCGGCGCCGCTTTGGCTCCTCGATCTGTATTTCCGATGGCCGCTCAGCCGGGGTATCCGGGCGCTCACCCAGCTTGTTATTGAGCGCCCGGAGTTCCCTCAGAATGGCCGCCAGGTATTCCTGTTCCGTGGTGTACGGTTCAGGCAGTGGCGCGCTCATCACGAGCCAGACCCATTCGACGCGACCGCCATGCGCGGGTCTATCAGGGTCCCGCCCAGAACGTGCCGCACCTTATAGAGGATGCTGTCCGTATCAAAGTCGCCATCCAGCGGGTTGACAGCGCCTGCACCGATGGGCTGCATGTTGGCCACCTTGATGAATACCTGCGGCTGCTCCCATCCACGCAGGAAACCCAACTCGGCAGCAGGACGGCCCTCGTTGGGATCGGCGACCAGCATCCAGCTTGTGGCCCCGTTGGTCGTTGCTACGATGGGGATGTAATAGTTGACCGCCATATCGATGATGCCCGCGCCACGAAGCCAGTTCTGGATATGCACCTGCTCATTCGTGGTGCCAGGCCCCTCGTTGTACCACGTCTCCCGGCTGTTGATCAGGTTCCCTGCGCGGATCATGAGCTGTGGCGGCACGATCAGCGTCATACGATTGATCTGGATCGGTTGGCCGTCGGCGTCTTTCATGGTCAGCAGATAGCCCATCGCGGCTTCCAGCGATGCCATCGACAGCGGCGGATTGGGCGTAGCACCCAGGTGTACAAGGTTGTTGTTGGTGTCGCTGAAAAACGTTGCATTGGGGCCAGTCGAGCCAAAGAAGAGCGAGGTGGCGAACTTTTCCTCAGTGCGCCTGCAGCTCTTGCCAAAGCGCTCGGGAATGTCGCGGAACGCCTGCAGGTCGTCATTGATAATGGTTTCCCAGCTGATAGGGATCGTCTTGCCATATTTCTGCACGGCGTAGGTGTAGCGTGCATCTGTCATAGACACCTGCGGGTACTCATCGCGCTCGGGAACGAGATCAAGAGTGCCCTCAGCGCCATTCATGACCAGCCGGCGCACCTGGCGGAAATCCGGAACGATTGATTTGTGACAGAACTTGTTCCAGGAGTATGGCGCCTCCTGGTAGTTTGCCAACAGCTGCCGGTCGATGATGTCGCCAAACAGATAGGGAAAATCAGAGGTTGTCATGGCCTCAGACAGGTAATGGGGCCGAAGCCGGCCGCTATACACATCAGCCACCAGCTTGGTTGCCTCCACGAGATTGGCCATGTACTTAGGGTTCTTCCGCATGTTGCGGACAGGAGTACCCTCAGACTCGAACAGGCGCCTGACGTTCGCCTCTTCTGCGCGGATACTCTCGACAAGGTCAAGGAATTCCATTTGTATTCTCCTCGGCGGACTGGCCGCCATGGTCTTTGCCTGCATCTACCAGCAGGATGTAGCACCTAGTTGACGTGACGGAGGACATTGATCGTCGCTGTTGCGTTCGCGCCGACTGTCCCCAGCGCATAGCCAAAAAGGCGTTTGG